TCGAGCTTTCTGCGCCAATCCGGAATACTATTTAGCTGAGCAAACTGCGTCTCCAATTGAACCGGCACTTTTTCACCCGTCCCCTTGCCCGGCGACTTCTTATCCGACGACTGTTGATGGACTACAAACACAATATTATCATCATATAAATTCATTATTTTTGCTTCACCCAAATCATCAAATCGCGGCTTCTCTACTTTGCTTCCGTTCACCTGTGCCTTAAAATTTTGGAACTCGGGAATAAGTGAAAAAATACCCGAATTGCGTTCCATACACTTGTCAACAATCATACGTTTCACATCATAAGGTATCTCATTAAAACTAAAAATGAGCTTACTCTTATAAGTAATTAACTTATAATGTTCACCCGTATGATCAACCGCAACATAGAATTCCGGGGTAAATTCGCCCCTGCTCTCAATAATCGGGTCCACGTCTCCGCCACATTGAAGCACATTGTTCAAATCACCGCGACCCTTGTCGTAAATAGAACTCGACATTATAATAAATTTAATATTCAATATACGCTCCAATGTATTTATTGTCCACGGGTCACCCCAAAAACGACATGTTCGCATAAACTGTTTCAAGTCTTCGAGCCCCTTAATGTCTTTCATAAATAACACGTCTTTAATATTTGCCTTGGCAAACTCGTGTTCTGCCTTAAGCTGTGTATACGATTTATATGTTTTCGCCGCAGCCGCGTTAATAATAAGTCGTTGATTGTGGTCAATGGTTGTTACCAGTTTCACTTTATAATCATCATATTCCTTCTTAAGTGTGATTGACTGTGCCTTCGTATCAGCTAGTTCCTTGGCATACATGTCATATCGCACTTTATATATATCAAAATCGGATTGTTTGGCTTCCCTGGATACCTTGTCTCTTAACCGTCCAACCGTAGTGTCTTGCCCAATGCTTTGAAATGCGTCACGGATTGTGGCAAATAGACAGTCGCCTCTACCCTCATTATCGAGCAGACCGTAGTTTTTATTTTTCATAAATTTTTGAATCCAAACATCTTTATCGCCCTCGTGATATTTTGCTCTAAAATCGGCGGCATCCTTGGCGCCTTCAGATTTTAATGATGGGGGTATATTTGCGCTTAACCGCGGTGTAAAAATATCGCGCCGAATTTGCGGAATAAGAATCTCGTTGATTTTTTCTTTCTCTTTGCCTTTGGAGCCCTTTTCTCCACTTTTTTCCTTAGAACTTTCTTTGGAACTTTCTTTGGCTTTTTTCATCGCCTTTTCCTTTTGTTCGATTTCCTCGCTTTCGGGTATAAGTCTCAACTTACTAATGTACTCTTTTGTAGCAAATGTGTATAATAGCGGTTCATCTAGGCGCTCGATATCAAGTTCACCTTCTTCGTCCATGTAATCTAATACGTTTATTGACGGTATTTCATAGATACCAATCTGAATAACATTGTTGGTGTTTTTTACTAAATAAACTGGAAAGAATGTTATATTCTTATTGGCAAATGTTTTATTTGCTGAACCAATCGCAACAATAATATCCATATCCATATCTGAGACTGTAATCTGAAACAAATTGCTTTCTTTACTTAGGTCGTTAGGGTCAACCTTTTTAAGTTCAGGATAGTTAACACTTTTATCTATTTTAGATACAACCATTATTGTATATAAGTAATTTAGATTTAATATTTTATTTAAATTGTATTGTTTTTATTCTTGTTTTCTTCCTTTATTTTATTTTATTTTATTAAAAAAAAATAAAAACCTAAAACCTAAGACCAAAGCAAATATCCTCGCATTTTTGGGTCGGCAATTAATTCAGTCATATATGCCCACATATTATGGCGCTTGTAAACAATCTCCGCGTTTTCAGCTTGTCCTTCAAAAAACACAATCGTTGATATAATATCTAGCTTCTTACATTTTGAGCTCTTTATATTTTTATCAATACCATAATAGCAGCATATCTTCATGAGGTCTTTTATTGTGTATTTTTCACTGTAATATGTTTCGTCTTCGTTAGTAAAGACACTTTTCTCAACATAATACAATAATTCAGAATTGTTATAAGTCAAGTCATTATTTGCCAAGTCTAAATTTACGAAATTTTCAAAATCAAACTTGTCTTCTTTGTCTTCTTTGTCTTGTTTTTCGTCTTTTTCTTCCAGTAAAAAAGAAATATTATTATTGGACATTTAATTATAATCTAAACATCTTCTTATATTTATTTTTTTTATATTACATTTCGGTCATTTACATTTCAACCAAGTCCATAAATTTGAATACAGCCTGATTCGTCAAACTCTTATAATCCTTAACCTTACTCTTCGCCAGTAATCTAACCGTCTCTACAATTGTTTTGCCGCTAATTTCCAACTCATCCTCTTCATAATCGCTATCATTTTCAGCGCCATCAATAATCTCCTTATTAAATAAGATTGCCACATTCTCTGTCATCTCATCCACCTCATTCTTCTTATCCGTGCGACTAATTGTGCTCATAATAGTATCTAAAAGCTGTCTTAAAATGCGCGCAACCGACAATTTACTAATAAACCCATTCAATGCCAAGTTCACAAGAAATAATGACTGTGACCTGCGGTTCTCATTTACCTTATTATTTTCACAGAACTTATCATAGTCAGTTTCCGGAGCAGTATATTGAATCGTCTCAAATTGCGTTGAGAAACTGGATAATTTTGCGTCAAACACAGCCCGTAGGAAAGCGTATTTGGTTACCAATTCAGAATACAATTCCGCATATATATTCGAAAAGAACTTGTTGGCCGTCGAAATGTCGTAAATAAAGGTGCTTACTGAATGAGCATCCTCTTCATTAAAATCAGGGGAGCTTGTAATACAATTCATCGTCTCAATAATTTTGACGCGAATGTCCTGAAATGTCTTGTCGCTTAGCTTATTCAGATTTGAACGCAGCTTATCGATTTCTCCGACAATACCTGAATGCTGCTCTATCTTAGTTGATTGAAATGACCTAAGAGTTTCCCAATCATCATTGTTATTTTCCATATATTTGTTACCCTTTCTTTTACCACGGTTATTATTTCTATTTCCTCCAGATGATGAAAATACACTTGAACCCTCACCATGGTCCTTCTTGTGAAACACGGGTGAATGTGTAATTGACGATGAACCTATCGCGCATGATAAATAACTTATCATATCCACTGTTTTTTCAGGCACTTCAAATTCGAAGCCATTAAATATAATTTCCTTAAATTTCATAAGATTGTATCTCATTGTTTGTCCTTGTGTTGTCATTTTATATCTTACTTTAATTATATGACTTACTATTTATATCAATTTTTTTTTAAATATAATTATTATTAGCGAAACACACTTAAAACCAATTTAATATATTAGAATATATAATGTCTTTAAACGAAGAACCTAAGAACGAAATAGTGATGAATGTGGTGGAAAGGGAAACAGGGGAACAACAAATAACAGGAGAAGATACGGATTTTTCATTTAATGTATGGGAAGACTTGGAAATTAGTGAGGAACTGTTAAGAGGTATTTTTTCATATGGATTTGAAAAACCAAGTCCAATCCAAATGAAGGCAATTAAGCCGATTATGATGAAGCGAGACGTGCTTGCTCAGGCGCAATCCGGAACCGGTAAAACCGCAACGTTTTCAATTGGCGCATTGTCTAGAGTTGTTATCAAAGATAATTTTACCCAAGTGCTAATTATGAGCCCTACACACGAGCTAACATCGCAAATTAGTGACGTTATTGCCGGTTTAGGCACTTCAATTGAAGGACTGCGAATTAAAACAATTATTGGTGGTTCGTCCATAGACGCGGATGCTGCCGAGATGAGAAAATCGCCGCCACATATTATTGTCGGCACACCCGGTCGCGTTTCAGACATGTTGCGTCGCCGCTACATCAATGGTAAGAAACTCAAGTTAATGGTGCTCGATGAGGCCGACGAGATGTTGTCTTCCGGTTTCAAGGAACAGGTATACAATATTTTTCAATATTTGAATTCTGATATCCAAATTGCTCTTTTTAGTGCGACTATTCCCAATGAAATGATACCATTGACCGAGAAGTTTATGCGCAATCCTGTGAAGATATCGGTTAAGGTCGAGCAATTGACATTGGAAGGAATTAAGCAATATTATGTGGGGCTAGATGATGACGTACAGAAATATGACACATTAAAGGATATTTATAACCGAATGAGCTTTAACCAGTGTATTATTTATTGTAATAGTGTCAGGCGTGTTCAGGATTTGTATGAGGCAATGAAGCAGGATAATTTCCCGGTTTGCTGTATTCATAGCAATATGGACAAGACCGAGCGCAATCAGGCATTCAGGGATTTTAGAAAGGGTGTTTCGCGTGTATTAATTTCGTCAAATGTCACGGCCCGTGGTATTGATATTCAGCAGGTGAGTGTGGTTATTAATTTTGATATTCCTCGCAATGTTCACACATATCTTCATCGAATTGGTCGCAGTGGCAGATGGGGTCGAAAAGGCACGGGTATTAATTTTGTGACAAGGCGAGACATGTATAATTTAAAAATGATTGAAGATTTTTACCATTGCCAAATTAATGAGCTCACTGAAAGTGCTCTTATTTAAACATTTTTTTACTTTTACGTTTTTTACTTTTACCTTTTTTATTTTTACCTTTTTTACTTTTACCTTTTTTACTTTTACGTTTACCACCTGAATGGTCTATAAAAGTCTTAATACAAGATTTATACAAATTTTCAAAAAATAAATCTTCTTTTCCTGCTGGGTATATATTAAAAAATTCGGCATATTCAATAATAGTATCCAGTCTTTGTTTTTTCTCTATTGTTGTTTCCCATGTTTTTTCTAACGTGTCCATATATTTTTTATTTTGTATCTCCCTTTTCATCAAATAGAGTTCTTTTGTAGTTTTAAGTAAAGTTAGTATATCACTATAAATTTTTGATTTTCTTTCAGCATTTTTATATATATCTACAACAATATTTCGTAAACCCGGAGATAACGACAAAAACATGTCACACAAATCCTCTTTATCAGAATCGACCGATATATCAGTATATTTTTTAAAATCAATATCATATTCATCTTCATCATCTTCAAATAGTGGGTTTTGTTCGCTCATATTTATTATAAATTGATAAAATATTTATAATAACATTTTACTAAATATATTATAAACGCACATTTCATGAATTAAATTAGGTTGTTGAATGAATATAATAAATAATATATACTAATATTAGTACGTATATTTTATGGAAGAAAACAAACAGGCTAGTCCAGAGAAAATTTTAGAAAAATTAGAAACAGCTATTGAAAAAATGGAGTCAAAATCTGAAGCATCTGAAGAATCTACAGATCAGCATAAAATAACTATATTGATAACAACTATTTCTCACGGTGAAAAAATTATATTAAGGTCTAAAATCGCAACATTAGAGGCATTTGAAGACTATGAAATCGAACTAAAAAGCCAGCCATGGTATACATTTGTTGAAAAAACTTATATATATGGTTATGCTCCATTTGGAAATGTATGTTTAATGAGTAATAATCCTGCGAATACTTGGAGCAGAGCATCTACAAAACGGGAATTAGAACAAACTTTTAGCACAATACCAATTAACACGTCAAGTAGGAAATCATTTGCCAAAACTGCTAAAAAAATAAATGCGAGTTTTATAACAACCTCAGTAATAGAACCTGAAACAACTATACCAAAAAAAAGAGGTGTTATTATGGCTAATTTATTTAAAGAAGAGAAAGATGAGTTACCAGTAGAATATGTACCAACAAGGGGGATAATGAACCCAATGAACATGCGTATTGAAATGGTTCCGTCTATGTATGTATTGTCGGGTAAAAATACAGATAGACAAGAGGAAGCACTTAAAGAAAATCCCAGTACATTTATTGCTTGGAATGATAAGTATTCGGGAGTTTTTGTTTCTATTCTTTCAGATAATAAAGGCAATACATTTAAATTCCCGTCATTATTTAATTTGGCCGATGGAAAACATATAACAGAAATTTTTACAAGATTAGAAGAGCCGATTCCTGAACTAAATACTAACATTGATGGTAAAGAATTATACACAGTAATCAACAGTTATCTTACTGATTGGAATGAATTTGTAGACCCAAAACATCAAGAGACATCGTATAGAAGAGATGCCGCCTTAGGAGTAACTTGGGCTGTAAATGTTTACTATGTAAAAGATAAACAAACTGGAAAACTTAAGACGGTTAGTTATTTTATCTTAACAAAGCTGAATACAATGAATGTATATGTATTGGCAAATCTAGTCTTTGATTTTTTAGTATCAAAAAAAAATAATCCAAATAATCCATACACGAAAACAAAAGATGAATTAAATTTATGGATAGAAGAATTAAAAGATAAAAATTCAAAAATAATAAATATTTCTACTGCTTGCGAGGGTGTAAATCCTGAAAAAATGGATGAAGGAACTATACAAGATGTTGCTGCTCATATAAATGATAATAGTTTACATAGAACAGTAACACAGAACTACACAGATGACGACGGACCTGACCTTATACATTTTGATGATTTGGATGAATATATTTCACAACTTGAAGTAAACGCGGCCACAGAGGCAAAAGGCAGAGCAAAAATCGCTTACTCGTATTCGCCGATTAAGCTTACATCTAATATACTATCAAAAAAACTCAGAAATATAAATAAAAATAAAACGCGACGAAATAAAAAACAAGGAACCAAGAAAAAATACAAAAGGTGGTCAAATAAACATAATAAAAAGAAACACTAGTTTCGTAAAATAGGT